AATGTAGTGGCTAATTTCGTTTGTTGTAATTGATAGCGACCACGAGCCACTGATCGGTTGATCTTGGCACGAGATTTCAGTCTCTGCGCCTGTGTTCTTGTTAATCTTGCTCCAACACACTTGGCCGGCACATGTGAAGTCGTCATCACTAACAGATAAAGTGTCGCCGGCTTGCGGTGTTCCGCCGGGACCTGTGCCGCCAGTAATGTAGCCGACGCCTTCTTGATCTAGCGATTCCTCAAGCGGATCAGCCGGATTGTCCCATCCGCCGATCGGGGTTTGCCCGCCGCTGGACTCGCCGGGAGGCTGCGTCACATCAGGACCGATCGGCGGGCTGCCACCTTGCGGCCATGTCGGCTCAGTCGGTGCAGGCAGATCAACCGTGGCATCGCCTATATCAGGCGTGTCATCAAACGCAGGGTAATCAATGCCGCCACCACCGACTGGCGTGTTGTCTGATGATGAGTTGTCGTCGCAGCTGTAATCACTGCGGCCTGCTGCGATGGTGACGCCTAGCGCTATTGCAGCTGCAACCTCTAGCGCCACCAAGCTGCGGCCTTGTGAATCGATTGGATAGTGCGTCAGATCAAAGACGCACGCACCGCTTGCCGTCTTCTCAATCCGCTCGACCTCATACAGAAAATCGTGATAGTCCAGTGCTGCTAGCGCTGTCTCGCGGCGCAGCCTCACACGCACAATGTCGCCCAGTGTCAGCGTGCTGTTGTAGCTGGCAGGACGCACTGTCAGTCGCAACGTATGCGTGATGTATTTGCGTCGCGCCAAGCGATACGCACCAACCTTGACGGCATGTGTTTCGCTGGTGCAGTAGCCGCTAAGGTCATACTGCTCGAATGGACCAGCTGATGCTTCGCCGGTGTAGCTGATCTCAGTGGTGCGCGCAAAGCCAATATCAGAATCTGGCTGCTGCCGCCACATCATCTGCAGCGTGACAGGCTGCCGCTCACTCAGAGGGATGTACTGGATCTCGAAACCATCCGGTAGCAGGTGATCCTCAGTGAACGTGAACGACCATCCGATGGCAGTGGTCTTGATCGTGTGGTTCGCATTAACTGGTAGCCGCGGCTTGAATCCGAACTTGCCGTTTAGCTCCACAAGGCGTAGCAGGTAGTCGTTGCTGATCTGCTCGAGCCATTCGTCAAGGTTCAGGCTCTCCTGAAACACGCCATTGAAATGCAACCCATTGGTCTCGGTGAAATTGGCCGCGGCCAACATCTGCGTGTTATCGATCAGCGTGCTCGGGATCCGGCCTGATTGATTCATCAGGTAAATCGCTAGATCAATCACGTTGTTGCTGGGGCCCAACGTGCTGTCAATGATCCGCGTGATCTTGATGCCTTGACGCACAAACACATGCAGCTGATGTTCCCATCGTTCGCTGCCATCCACGAACGTGTTCACATAGCTCATTGTGGTCATGTCTTCATATCGTCCTGATGTACCGCAGTAGTAAGGGCACGCCCATGGATCTTTGCCGGATACGGTGGTGACGAAATTGCCGGGCGTCCATGTACCGGCCCTGCGGTCATAGGTTTGATTCCAAGTGCCTTGGCGGCATGGCCCGACGAAACAATCCTTGATGGCAATCTGCGGCAGTTCGCCTTCGCTGAGCACCACCATCAAGCTGACGGTCAGCGCATTGGTGGTGCCATCGTTCTGATAGCGCGCTTCTGTTGCGCCAGGGCTGACCATTACGCCGCCATTGTTGGAGACGCGGCGACAGAAGACGATCGGTACCGGATCGCCGATCTTGTATGCACGCTGCTGGCTGGTCAGATCATCAGCGGCCTGTGCTGCTGCCTCAAGTAGCGGCGGATCAGCTAGGCCGCTTTGGTAAGCCAGGAGCGATAACGGATCCGAGATGTTGAGGCTCATATCCGCAATGGCGACCCGATCTGATAGGTGGTGAACTTACGCGGCGGCACCTGCGCGCCTACTGGTGACAGGCTACTGCCAAGCTCCACATCAAGCCGCGTGAAGCTACCAGAGACATCCACCACTTCAGCGGTGTAGCTGGCGATCAAGTCCTGCCCAGCTTGTGGTGCGGTATTGTCAAGTCGGCTGTCAAACTCATAGATCTTGAGCTCGCAGAACCGGCCGTAGCTCAATGCGAGCGTGAATGCTTGCACCACGCTGTTTGTGGCTGGCACTGTAATGCTCACCGATTTGCCACCACTAGCGCCGGATTCAATGATGCCGCTAGCGCTAAATGGCATGTATGACCAGCTGGCGCCATCAAGCGTTACGGTCTGATTCACGTAGTAGGTCTGCCACCTTGCGTAGGTGGTGGTTGCATCAAAGATGCGCAGGTACTGACTTTGCGCCCTATTGCTCATCAGAATGCACCTTGATAACGCCGGCCGCCGTAACTGCGGCTATTGCGGAAGATCTGCGCACCGAAGTCTTGCAGAGCACGTTCCATATCGCCGATCGTGACATAGCGCTGGCCGTCTTGCTGCAGCACCGGACCAGTGGTGATCTGCACTGTGGTGTTGGCTGCACCGCCACCACCCATCGCGCCGACGACACCACCTTCTGCGAATGCGGGGATGACGTTACGGCCACGCAAACCGCCGAGATAGTTGGCCGCGGCCTTGGCCATCTTGTGTTCGGGGATGATGTATTCAGGACCAGCCTCACCAACCATGGCCAGCGTGGGGCCTGAGACGACACCACCAGCAGCGAAAGCCGGAACTGTGACTTGTGGAATTGTCGGGATGTCAGGCGCAGGCAGCCGGTTGTAGCCAGCGATCAAGACGTTGATGCCACGTGTTGCCGTGTTGATGCCATTGGCGATGAATTGCAGCAGGCCACGGAACACGCCCTTGATGACGTTGATCGCCGCTGTAAATGGCGCAGTCAAGATGCTGGCCAGCGAACTGAATCCTGCCTTGATGCCGCGAATCACTATGTCAACGCCAGTGATGACTGGCTTAATGAAAACGCTGTAATACAATTTGGCAGCAGCAGTGATCACATCACCGATCACCTTGAATGCTGCAGCGATTTGATCACGGAATGCGTAGATTGCAACGCCTGCTGCGACAAAGAGTGCAACGATTCCTACCGGCCCTGTAATCAACACGATGAACGCAGTGGCAAGTCCAGCGAGAATGGTGCCGGCACCGGCCAATGCACCACCTGTTGCAAATAATCCGGCGATGGCGCTGCCGATTGTGATGATGGATGCGATCGCCGGTGCCAGTGCCACTAACGCTGTTAACAATCCACCGAACAAAAGAATGGCAGACTGCAGTGGTTCAGGCAATGCCGAGAATCCTTGGATCAGTCCCACCAGAGCCTCGGCAATCGCTGTGATGGCAGGCAGCAATGCCGTCACGGCATCACTGAATGGCCCAGCTAGTGCAATGCCAATAGCATTCAGCGTGTCGTTAAACTTGTCTGATGCCTGCGCCAGCTCTGTGTCGATCGTTGCTGAGTATTGGCTGAGAGCTTCACGGCCTTGATTCAGGAGCGGGATCAGGTTGACACCACTCTTGCCGAACAATTCTTGCGCAAGCGCCGCTTTCTGCGCACCATCTGGCAGCTTGGCAAAAACATCCGAGATCGACAGCATGATCTCATCAAGGCTCTTCACCTTGCCGCTTGAATCAAGCGCGCTGATGCCAATTTTGTTCAGCGCTTGCGATGCGCTGGATGCAGGATCAACAACACCACGCGCCAGTCGGCTCATAGCTTTGGCAACCTCATCAACCGAGCTGCCGCTGTCAGCCGCAGCATTGCCAAACCGGCTGAGGCTTTCAACAGCCACACCGGTTCGCTGGCTCAGGTCGTTCAGATTGTCTGCTGCATCAATCGTTCGCTTTGCGATCGCAGCCAATCCGGCCAATGCAGCGGCTGGTATCAACGATCCAAATCCAGCAGTGATCTTGCCTGTTACCTGGCCAAGCTTGCCGAATGCGCCTGCTGCGCTAGTGGCTTGCTGGCTTGTCTTGCCCAGTGCAGCATTAAGCGCATTCACTTCATTGGTGCCATCGACCTTGGCTCTAATGGTCAGAGCCGTAGTCATGTCCAACGCCATGGCTTAATCCTTGCGGCTGTTGACGATCTCAACCACTTTAGCCTCGATCACCTGCAGGTCCTCAAGCATCATGCGTGGGTCGTCGACCTGATACAGATCCATGACCCATCGCACAGCGCCATAGTCCAAACCGACGATGCCGGATGATCCGGCACGCCACTGCGTCTGCACCCTGAGGAACATCTCAACCACCGGCCACGCATCAGCGATCACTTCGTAGTGCTCGTTGCGTTGACTGAGATCTGGCAGCACCAGCCCGAAGGCTGCAGCGTCATCCTCAGTTTCATCAATCGTTGCGCCACTGGCCCAGTACTCAGCGGCGCCGATTAGTTTTTTCGCTTCTGCTCAACAAGCGACTCGAAGTATGCGCCAATCAATGCGCCAGCCACCATGGGCACATCAAGCAGCTGAGCCTTGGCAGCCTCAGTGAATGGCACCTCATCACCATCGGCATCCACCACGCCAGCCCAACCGACCAGCAGCTCGTCGGCAATGCTCTGATCTGTCACGCCATTGTCCAGATCCTCGTTGTGCTCAGCAGCCTTGAGTCGTTGCTGCACCAGCTGTTGGATCTCATTGATGCGGCTTTGCGGTAGGCGCTTGAAGACCGCATCAAATGTCGACTTTTCACGCTTGCCGCCATCAGCCGGCAGGCGGAGCACCACCGGCCAGCTGTAGCTCTGCGATTGGCTCAGGACAAATGCCATGCGATCAGGTGAAGACCAGACTCATCTCATCATTGCCTGAACTGGTCGGAACCGCAATGAATGGCAGGTTGAGCATCTGGATGCCGTCTTGGTCTGAGTAGGTGAGGTTGCCTAGATCAGACTGTGCCGTGGTCATGGTAACGCGGTTGCCAGCAGTCTGTCCATGCTGGAAAGTGATGCTGCCGGTGCTGGTGCCGGTGGCAATGGCAAAGAAGTCTTTTGCTGTGATGGTCGGGGCTTCGATCACCACAGTGCCGCTAGGTGCACGGTTGGTGATCATGATCTCTTTGGTGCAACCTACCAGCTCGCGGTAGATCACATCATTGGCCATGTTGAAGCTGTAGCTCATCAGGCAGCCGGCATAGCTGAATGCTGAGAAGCTGGTGGTGTTGCCTTCCTTGAAGATCACAGGCGTTGCCTGATCGTTGTAGGTAGGCGTCGGCAGCGCTGTGTCAGTCGGTGCGTTGTAGATCCCAGTCAGCGTGAAGCTGATCACCGGGATCTGGCCCACCTCGCAGTTCATCTCGAAGGTGCCGCGGCAACCTGTCACCTTGTGCCGAATACCATCTTGGTGGTAGTAGATGGTTGAGCTTTCAAAGCCAGCACTCTCTGGCGCATAGGTAGCGCTCGTGCTGGTCACTAGCGTTTCGCTGAGACCGCAGCTCCGCAGAATCGGACCATAGGCCGGAGCAGTGCCAGCGGTGCCGGAGCCAGCCAGTTCAACCTCAAACGAAACCTCGACACGGGTTTGGCTGAGCAGCTGATCAGACTGACCAAGGAAAGGGCGCACCAGCTCGCGGTTCACCGTTTCGGACAGCAACGGCTGGATCTCAAGGTTGCGCACCAAGATGGCATCACTGCCTGCTGGTGTTGAGTCAGTGCCGTAAGTGGTCTCGATCTTTGCCAGGATCAGGCGCCGGCGTGTCAGAACTGATGCCATTGGTGGCTCCCCAGAGTTGAATCAACGGGCGCCGAGGCCCTGCTCAGCTTCTATCGTAGCCGCCATCATCATGCGCTTAGATTCGCGACCTGCGTGCGATAACGCACGATGTAATCGCAGGCAATCACCCCAGCGGGTTGGTCTGCCTCTACCAGCTCGAAATTGACCAGGCTTGGCTGAATGTCATAGGCAACGCCGCCCAAGGTCAGATCTGCCATCAGCTTGCTGTGCATTGATTCAACCGTTGCATCAGCCTGCTGATCTGGGATGTTGCCGCGCACGATCACGGCGATCCGCACAGTGAGGCTCCAATCCAAGGTGGGCAGGCTGGTGTTCTGCTGCGCCTGATCGGTGACCGGCTCGATCACGATGGCTGGGCTTTCCCCCCTGCTCAGCGGCTCCACCCTGCTGCGATAGATCCGGGTGCTTACGCCGGTGGTGCCGGTCAGCGCCGTGCGGATCGCTGCCAGAACTTGTTCGCGCTTGGTTGTCATGCTGATGCCACCTGAACCACTGTGCAGATGATGCCGGGGATGCTGGGGTGTGTCGGGCTGCTACCGGCCGGCTCCGCATGGATGTAGGCGGCAACATTCGTGGTTGACCACATCAGCTCGATGTAGTCGTTGGTGGTCAATCCCATCACGAAGTTCACGGTGCCGATCACGTTGCCATCAACACCGCCATGGCTTGAGATGATGCTAAACCGACTGTCGCTGGCCGGCACATCACCAAGGCTGCCGGCGTTGTTCTTGCGCAGCCACACGTTGATGTCGTGAATCTGAGAGTCGCTGTTGCTGAACTGAATTGAGAAGGTGATGCTGTAAATCCCTGGATGGTCGATTGTGATGCGACCTTCTGAGATGATCTTCACGCCGCGGCTTGTGGCATCAGATTGCCGCAGCTTGATGGGATAGGCCGTGTTGGCTAGGGCTGCCACCTGTGATGTTTCATCCCAGAAGGATCCCCAGTACCCAGGGCAGCCGTGATATGGCAACTTGTCCCATGAGGATCGGCCGTCGCCAATCTTCAAATTCTTGGTGTCGCTTTCAACGCCAGGTTCTCCCGCCATCAGCACTGGATTGAGCGCTGTCCACTGGCTGCGAGTGTTGACCTTAAAAGGACCGCTCATGTCTTCTGCAGTGCGATTTCAACAAACTTGCCGTCGCTGACAAGCATCGTCTCTCTCACGGTGTAAGCAGTCCCGTCCACGGTGATTGAATCGCCGCGAACGAGACTGCCGAAATTAGAGAATCTGGCAGTCAGCGTGAAGTCAGTGGTGAGCACCATTCCATCGCTGATCACCTGGCTTGGCATGTCCAGGATGCCTTTAGCCGTAATGGCGCCAGCTGTGCAGGTGACGCCAAAATCAGCCAAGAACCCATCCAGATTCTCTGTGAACGCCATCAGCTGTACTTCTTAGATCCGAGAGCCTGCACCGACACAGCACCAGTGCCGCTGCCGCCGGTCACGGTGAAGAGCACGCGAACGTAACGACGCAGGTCGTTGCTGTTCAGGTAGATCTTCTCGCGGAATGCGGTGTTAGCAGCAGCAGCAGTGAAGCCGCCACCGGTCACATCAACGAAATCGCCGGCAGTGGTGGTGTTGCTGTGTTGAATCTTGGCGGTCAGGGTGACGCCAGAACCAGCAGCGGCAGCATCAATGATGAAGGCAACATCACCTTCGTAATCCACCAGGTCAACGTTGGCGGGGGTGCCAGCGCCTGTGGCGGACACCACTGCGTTGTTGTGAATGCTCAGCAGATCGGTCTTAGAACCGAGGTTGTGGATGGTCATTGCTTAGCCCTCCGTCGGGGGGATGGTGATTTGGGTGCAGGTTGAGCAATGGTGTCAACCAGATCTGCCACTGCGGCAGTTGTCTCAATCGCTTTGCCGATACCGATCAGAAGCTTGGCGTCAGAGGAGGAAGCCTCTAGGACTTCCCCAACTCTGACAACCCGGCCCGCCAGCATCGTTTGCCGTAGGACCTTGATCAACATGATCAGAGGGTGTCGTTGCCGCGGCTGAAGGATTCAGGGTGACGGACGGCGATGTCCACATCCTGCATCGCAACCACGCGGACGGTGCCGGAGGTGCTGTGGGTGTAGGGGTCAACCATCAGATCCAGGCCAGAGAAGTAGCCGATGATCAGATCAGCGAAGTTGCCGAACCACAGATCACCAGATTCAACTTGGTTGGACAGCACACCGCGGTAGCCGTTCACCTCGTTGCCTTCCATGACGAACAGGCCGGAACCTGCGTCCTTGGCCTTGGTCTTCAGACCGCCGCGCATTGCAGCGTTCATCAGGTAGACAGGGCTGCCGAGTAGTGCGTTGGCGGTTGCCACGTCGCTCTCCAGTGCCACCACCTCAGCGAAGGTGGGGATAGTGGCAGCGAAGTTCTCGGTGCCGATGCCGGTGGTCAGCTTCAGGCCGAGGGGCTCACCGTTGGAGCCAGTGCCATAGAGACCAGCCAGGTCGATCTTGAGTGCCAGCACACGGGCCAGATCGCTGCGCACCATGTTCTCCACATCAATGGAGGACTGGATCATCAGGCGACGGCTGTAGTCGGTGAAGGCCGCAACAGTCTTAGGGGTCAGGCTGACCTGATCCACGGTCTGCTGGCTCTCGGTAGGCGAGCCGGATTCAGCCACCCAGTAAGCGGTACCAGCACCGGACTGGCGGGGGATGGCAACATTGCCGGTCAGGCCGGTCAGCACGGTGGCGCCAGCTTGATCCAGAGCGGATGCATTGCGCAGCAGATCGATGAAGCTGCCGGCATCAAGCTCAGTGGCCACCAGGTTGCCGCCAGCGGTTGCAGCGCCAACGGTCAGGTCACGGCGCAGCACATCCTGAGGGATGGTGATGCCACGGGACTGGCGGCCGAGCTTTGCAGCAGCAGCATCAGATGCCTCGATCTCGAATGCAGCAGCATCACGAGCCGAGCGATCGGTGGGGTTGGCGAGATAGTTGATGGCACGCAGGAAGGAGAAGCTGCGGCTCTCCTTCTCTGTGAGGCCGATTTCAGCGGCGCTCATGGTCACAGGCTCCTGTTTGATGTCGAGTTTGTCAAGCACAGCAGCGCGAGCCTCGTCGATAGAACGACCAGACTCGATCAGCTGGCGGCCGAGATCGGCCATGTTGTGCTTGTCGCACAGTGCAGAAATGCCAGCGATGCGGGAGCGCTCAGCCTCAGCGGCTTCGGCCCGCACCACGGCCAGATCAGTGGTGGTGTTTTCCATTGAAGGAATGGGATCGGGTGTTGGTGCTGCCGAGGCAGCGGACTCGGCCTCAAGGGCTCGGCCAATGCCGACGCCGGGATCAGCCGGCACCGACACAACCGAAACTTCATAAGGAGACCAGGCAGTAGCAACAAAGTCGCCGCTGCCGCGTTCCTCCATTTTGTCGATGGAGTAACCAAAGGAGACGTTTCGTAGAACGCCATCCTTGACATCGCTCAAGACTTCCTGAGCGAATGGGTTGCGGCTGAACCGCACTCGAGCGTAACCGCGTCGTTTCTTGCCATCGATATAGGCGCGTTCAACAACACCGATCACGCGATCCGGGTTGTGGTTGAACAGCAGCGGTGCGCCATCGTTCAAGCGGCTGAGATCAGCAGCCTTGGCGTCATGGCTCAGGATCTCGTTGCCGAAGTAACGGGCAACAGGAAACTCAGAGCTGAAGGGGAATTCATAGGTACGATCCTCCAGCTCATCGAAGGTGGTGAGCTCAGCGCGTTGGTGGCGGCCGATGCCGGGCATGGTGCGCTCCTCGCCGGTGGCCTCCTCAAACATGATGGGATCCATCTCGTTGTCAGCCAGCCATTGCCGTGCCTCGTCAGGCGTGAACTGCTGCGCATCGAACCGCACTGCTTGAATCTCGCTGTCGCCTTCCTTGATGCCATAGATGAAATCAACGCCCTCACCGCCAGCGTTGTTCTCACGACGCAGTTCGTCGTACTGATCGGGATCAGTCATGCGGGCAGCGTGCTCATTTGGATAAGGCCGCGCCTCTTCCATCTTTCTATCCTGCAATGCCTTGATTCTATCGGCCTTTGCGTTAGCCCAACTCTGGCCGGGATCGCCGCCCCATGCAGCCCATGCAACGCGGCCGGGTGATGGGTATCCATCCTCATCAGGGCTGAAGCCCTCGCCCTGCTTGTCAACCTCGTGGCGTGCAAACCATGCCGCCATCGTGATCACAGTGTCGGCGCTCAGTTCATCACCGCTCAGGATCTGACGCGCTCTGGCCGCGGCCACCTCAGTGCCGCCAGCTTCGCCATCAGCCTTCCAGTCGCGATAGCGCTGCGCTTCTTCCCTCATGCCATCAGTTGGCATCAGGTCGATCTGCTCGCCATCAACGATTGCCATCAGTCCTCAGGCGCCTCAGTTGGATCCTCAAGCACGGACTCTTCTTCGTATTCCTCTTCCTCCATCGGCGGATCGGTCTCATCAAATGCAGGCGTTGCACCCATGCCAACAGCAGGCTGCACACCACCACCGCTGTTCACCTCGCTCGGATCGGTATCGGTCACGATGTCCATCTCATCGAGCATGGCCAGCTCCGCCTGACGTGCCACCAGTACATCATCAAGATCACCGCCTTGCTCAGCGATCACCTGGCCCAGTGTTTTGAAGCCACAGCGCACCGCGGTCTTGTAGGCATCCACCTCACGCTGCGGATCCACCCACTCCCAGCTACGTGGCACCCACCGGCTGGCGCGGTAGCGGTCTGGGTTGGTCTCATAGCCCGGCAGGTTGAGCGTGCCGCTCAACACGGCCATGTCAAGCCATGACTCAAACACCTGCTGGTGGAAGTTCTCCACCATGTAGCGCTGCAGCACGCGGTACGTGTCGCGCTCCTCTAGCAGGCTCAACCGGCTGCTGCTGTAGTTGCTCTCTGAGAAGTTCTTGCTGATGCTCTCGAAGCTGACGCCAACGCCAGCCGCCACAGCACGCAGCATCGAACGCGTGAATGGTTCCAGCTGCCCGTCGGGGGCATTCAGATCCGGCACCGATACCGACTCACCAGGGGCCAGATACTTGAACACACCGGGAGTGAACTCGCTCACCCGGTCGCCCTCGTAAACCTCATCACCGATCAGCTCACCTTCAGGGCTGCTGATGAAGCCCATCAGTGCGGAGCTGGCACGGGCGCGCACCACCTCAGCCTCCTCGTAGCCCTGCAGCATGTGCAGCCGCATCAGCGCAGATGCGAACCACGTCACGCCGCGCGTCTGCCCCGGTCGCTCGGGCAGGAACAGATGGATCACCTCATCAGCAGGAACACGCACGCGGCGACCATTGGTGCGCGGGTTGCCGGCGTAGGTATCACCAGGATGGTTCGCGTAGAAGTGGTAAGCCTGCGGCCGCAGGTAGCCATCCACCTCGATGCCCATCCGCACGGTGTTGCCTTCAGCAGCCTGTGGGATGTCGTCGTCGATCAGGTAATCAGCCTCGAGCACCTGCAACGCAAACGGCACCTTGCTATCACCGAACGGCCGGCGGATCATCCGCACGAACACCTCGCCGCTCTCCGCCATGCTGCGCACCAGCAGCCGCTCGATGTCATGGAAGCCAAGGATGCCGCTCACATCACAGCGGCTCTTGTGCATCCACTTCTCCCATGCCTCGTGGATCTGGCCGTTGATGGCCTCATCCAATCGGCCACCACGCAGCATCCGCACCTGCCCCTGATGGCGGATGCCGTGACCGATCACGTTGTTCTGGATCGCCCGTAATGCCTGCCGCGCATAGTCGTTATCGCGGCACAGCTGACGCGCGCGGTTGCGCAGCGCCTTGAAGCTGCTCTTGATTTCGCTGTCGGCGCTGGTGCCACTGGTCACCCAGTCAGCCGTCAACCTGCTGACACGCGCACCTTGATACGCACGCCGATGGGGCCGTACCGGCTCAAATCCCATTGCCTTGAACAGCCGCGTGCGCAATCCCATCAGAACCTCACGAACAGGTTGTGCGGATTGCCGAGACCATTGGCCATCAGCTGCGCCATCTGCTCTCGCTTCACCTCAGCCTTCAGCTTAGATTCCAGCGCCATCAGATCATTCAAGCTGTAACGGCTCAAGCTGCGGTTGCCAATGCTGTATTGCTGCACCGCACCACCGCTGATCAGCGAGCGGATTGCAGCCTGCACCGCCGCTAGATCCTGCTCCAGCTGCGTGCGGCCATCAACCGCACTAGGTGTGCCGGCATAGCTCAATGCCGCCAGCACCTCGAGCTGCCCAGCGCCCAGCGTGATCACCGCGCCGGCCTTGCTCGCAATCGCCTGCCAATACCACTGCCCTGCGTCGAACCCCGCACTGGTGGCCGCCGTGATCGTGAACTCCCATCCCGTGCCGTATGCGGTGCCAGTTACGTTCGCGCCTTCGCTTGCCGTGTTGGTGCGCAGCCAGTACGTCAGCGAATAGTCCGCGCTGCTGACGGTGTTGCCCAGGTTGTCGACGCCAGCATCATCACGCCACTGGATCGTGTCGCCTGCCCTGATTGATGCGGGGATCCTCACGGCCTCACCAGTTGCTGACGAACGCTGGCGCAGCCGCAGGTGCTGCTCTCTTCCTTGATCTTAGCGGTGCTCTCTTGCCCTCCTCTAGTTGCACTCTTAACTGATCCCACATCGTTGCCTGGTTCATCCGCCGTCCAAACAACAACATCGCCGCATACGCATAGACCATGCAATCCAGCGCCTCGTTGCGATCGCCTGCTTTCTTCACCCATTCACGAATCGGGAACCCGCGGTGATACCGCAATGCCTGCCGTTCGCTGGTCACCTGCCTGAAGTATTCATCATCAGCAGCCATGCCGAAGTTCAACCCGCCAGCCTGTTGGTTGTGGCGCAGCCGACCGAACAGCGTCGTCTTGATCGTGTCGGTGCCCAGCTGATACAGCGTCACGCCACGCTTCAGCACCTTGCCACGCCAGTTCACGTCAACTTTGCTGCCCTTGCCAACGGCTGGGCTGTTGCGTCTGCTGCTGCCCTTGATTGCAACCACGCCCTGGCCCACGCGATCGCGCACGTAGCGGTACACCTCATGCGTGCAGTGGCCGCCAGAGTCCACAGCCATCTGCGCGACCTTCAACGTCTTGCCGTTCTCCGTGTCCCACTCAATCGCCAGCACCTGATCCAGCTGGCCCCACACTTCCGTTTGAGTCGGATCACCCATCAGCTCCTGATGCCAAATCATCCAGCCCGTCTCGCCTTCACCCCATCCCCAGACCGTCACCGCTAGCCGGTTGTCCTGCACGTCAACGCCAGCAGTGAGCAGCACCACACCAGTAGGGGACAGCCCACTGCGATACGCGAGCCGGCGTTCCATCAATCCGTCCGCACTGATCTTCGCCGCATAGTCCTCTTCCCATGTCTCCGCCAAGCGCGTGTTCACGAACGCCTTAAGCGCCGGTGCATCACCCTTGGCACGCAGGAAGTCATCCACCAGCTGCTCCCAGCTGCACCATCCCAGTGGGCTGTAGAGCCCGCTCAGCTGAAAGCCAGCCGTTCGGCCATTGCCGGCCGGTGCTGTTGCACGCCACTCACCAGCACGCAGCATCGCCGGCTTGTGCAGCTCCTCGAATCGCTCGCCGCAGTGCTCGCACTGATAGCGCACGGTCTCCGGCTTGCGCTCATCCCACTTCAGCTGGCCCCACTTGAGCCATTCCATCGCGCCGCACTTCGGGCATGGCACATAGAACCGCCTTTGATCGCTGCGCAAATACTCAGCCTCGATGCGGCTGAAATCCTTAACGGTTGGCGTGCTGGTCAGCAGGATCTTCCGCCGCGCGAACGTCGTCGTCCTGCGCTCCGCCAGCGCAACCGGATCGCCCTCGCCGTCCACATCACTGGGAAACCCGTCCACCTCATCGCAGAACAGGTACCGACAAGGCGCTGATCGCAAGCCCGTCGCGCTATTGGCCCCGGTCAGCAGCATGATGCCGCCGCTGAACTCCTTGCTGAACATCGTGTTGCCGGAGTCCCGCGCACGCGCCGGCGCAATCTTCTCCGCCAAGCACGGCGTCTCCGTGATCATGCTCTCGAGCCGTTGCTTGCTCAGCCGCTTCGCCATCTCAACCGTCGGCTGCACGCACAACATCGGGCCTGGTGCATGGTCGATCACGTAGCCCAGCCAGTTGCTGCCGGCCTCCGTCTTGCCCGTCTGCGCCGCAAACATCATCACCACCCGCTGCACCGTGCTCTCGCTGCTCAGGCAGTCCATCGGCTCGCGCAGGTAAGGCGTCCGATCTGTGCGCCACGGTCCCGGCTCCGCGCTTGCCTTGCTACTCAGTCGCCGATACCGATCAGCCCACTCGCTCACCGTTAGCGGCTGCTCAGGGCGCAGCCCATCAAAGAATCCATCACGCCAAGCGCTATTCATTGCACAGCTCCACCAGCGCCGCGCGGTGCTCCTGCGTCAGCACCTGATGGATCACGGTCGGATCCGTCTCACCAGCCAGCTGGTGGCTCAGACGATCCGCCAAATTCGCCAATGCTTCCCGCACGCCGCGGCCAACCTTAAACGCCTCCTTCTTCACCTCATCAGCAGGCACCAGCTCACCACGCTGCTGCGTCACCTGCAGCTTCGCCAGCTCTGCCTGATAGTGCTCACGCCGTGCCCTGCTCTCATTCAGGTCCGGGATCGCATCATCCGGTAACCCATTCACGCGACGCTTCAACTCATCCGCATCGCGTGGTGGCGGCACCGCCTCAACCACAGGATCCGGGCGGCTCACCTTGCTCTGCGCATTGGCAACCGTGTTCTTGTTCCACAGCTCCAGCGCTAGGTCACGATCCAGCCACCGCTTGTTGTCCTTGACCACAACAGCAGCAGCGATCCTGCTCTTGGTCGCATGGGTCACTGCCCCCTTGCTGCAACCCCTGATCGCTGCAAACTCAGCGAACGTGACTAGCACTCAGTTAAACAAAACCGAGTTTAGTTTAAATACCACTAAACCCTGTTAAACCCTCTTAGGGCGTGTCTCATGCAAGATTGCTGAGATCCGTTGCAGCGCAAGGGTTTAGGGCGGATGGGCTCTGACGCTAGCTGAAGCGGGTGCGAGCGAACGACCCACACAAGTTGGCGGCGGAAGGACCCGTGACGCGGGCGGCCGACGGCATGGCGGGGTGGGTGGGGGATTCGATCGAGCTGCGACGGCTTGCAGACAGCGGTGACCGCGTTGGCGATCGCGATCAACGTGCTGTTGCGAGTGCTTTCTCAAGACTGCTGAGCAAGTAGGCATTGAACTTGCGTTCGATCACCTTGCTGCCGATGTCTTGGATGGGGAAGCGACGGTCGTAAGCAGGCCGTGGGTTGGCGAGGAAGTAGGCGAAGAGTTGAGACCGGGAGCGGCGGTAGATGCCGGGGGGGCGGTTGCCACCACGGGGGGTGCCTATGAAGAAGCCCCCCCTTGCATTGCCTGATAGGCCCTTGGTGATCGCCTTGAGGGTTGGGATGCTGACGTTGCCTTGAGCGGTGAGCTTGACGTTGCCTGTTGGCACAAAAACAGAGCCGGGGGGGATAGTGCCGTCGTTGGGTGCGCCAAGGAAGAAGCGCTCGAAACCCTTCTGTGCGCGTACGCCACCTTGGATGGGGTAGCGGAGGTAACGGGAGCGTGAGCGGCCGCTGTCGTTGTTGGCGTAGACGTAAGCGGTGAGGTCTGCCTTCTTGGACTTCTGCACCAGGAAGGCGGTCTGCGTGAACTTGGTAGGTGCGTTGAAGTAACCGCGTGTGGCGCCATTGAGCGCGGTGCGTGCGTCAAAGGCTGCGCTGTTGAGCGCCTGGCTGGTGGCGAAGGGTAACTGTTTGGCGACCACGGCCGATCGACGTTGCAGGAGACCGATGCCCTGTTGATCGATGGTGATGTTGATGGCCATGCGCCAAGGGTAGGGCGCATGATGCGCCCCATAAGATCAGAGTTCGATGGTTGCGGTAGAGGGATCAACCTCTTGGCGGCTGATCGGTGCAGGCGGGTTGTAGGGCTCGGTGATCAGCTTGTAGATGGACTGGCAGACCAGTACTGCATCGCGAAGCTTTTTGATGTCGTCGGTGACGGAATAGATACCCATCTCCTGCTGGCGCAGTTCCCGCAGGTAGGACTCTGAGGCTTCGCGCGCCAAGGTGTTTTTGATGAAGGCTTCAAGTGATTCAGCTGACTGCTGGAGATTGTTCAGCTTGAGGCGGTTTGGCGAGGGCCAAGCACCTACCAACCTCCCAACCTCACCAACGTTGCCCCTATAGGCTCTTTTTCCCCTACTCCTCCCTTTTATATAGTTTATTACTAAGGTTAGAAGGTTAGTAAGGATAGGAGAAGGCTTGCAGGGCAAGGGATCTCGGCCTGCCAACCTCATCCGCGAGGTTGGACAAAAACCCACTTGTTGCGGCCATCGATCCACTGGCGCTGTTTGACGAGGCCGAGCTCGCGCATGATCGATGCCACCTGCATCTGGTCTGCGCGGCCCTGGCGCTCGACTGGTTTGCTGATCGCTTCGGTGAGCAGCAGCTCGCTGGTGATGGGTCGGCCTTCATTGCGGGGTGAGTTGAGCCACTCTTGGATGGCGGCCTTCCATGGGGAATCGACGAGGTACGACTCGTTCTCGGTGTCGACCTGTGCGCTGTGTTCGCGTGAGAGGTGGTTGGGTTCGCCGGTGCGGTAGGCGGCGACAGCTGCAGACCAGATGGCATCGCGTTCGAGCAAGAGGCCATCTACGGGGATGTGTGGCGCTGCTGTGATGGGTATGACCCAGAAGCGGCGGTTGCCGGTGTCATCGACGAGGAACCCGGTGTCGCGGTTGGTGGAGCCGACGATGATCGAGCGGCGTGGGTATGCCTCAGTGGTGCGCTGGTATGGCGCGCGAAACATGTCCGTCTGTTGAGTGAGGAAGGCTTTGACCTGGCCTGCGTGCTTGCGGTTGGTGATGTGATCGAGCTCGGCCCATTCCATAAGCCATGAGCGGTGGAGCACCATCAGATCGTCTTTGGATCCGATGTCGCGTAGTGCATCGCTGAACCAGAGGCCACCAAGGTTGCGCCAGAAGGTGGACTTACCGCAGCCTTGCGGGCCCATCAGTACGCAGGCGGAGTCGTGCTTGCAGCCGGGTTCAAAAATGCGGCGTACGGCGGCCACGAGGGTGGCCTTGAGCATGGCGTCGTAGAGGGTGCCGGGCTGATCTGCTGGGCGGAGGTAGGCGGTAGCGATGTGATCGATGGGAACAGGCTGCACGTGATCAGCGACGTGCTCGAGGTAGTTGCGGACGGGGTCGTATGGGTTCTCGAGTGCGACGACGTGGACGGCATCGGCGGCTAGGTCTTTGGTGACCTTGACGCCCTGCTGTGAGAGCTGTAGGTAGAAGTGCTCGATGTGCTCGAGGGGTTTTTCGTCGAGCTCGATCACCTTGGTGAACAGGTTCCAGCGGAGGCGGTCACCTAGCTGCTGGCGCAGGAGTTCGAGGAGCTCATTGGATTCAAGCTTGAGGAGCTTGCCGTGAGCTGCGGTAGTGTTTGGCGCGCTGCGTTGTTGCGGCGGAGATGGCTGCTGCCCGGCTGGAGACGGGCGGCTTTTCTCATGACCTGCTAGGTGCGCAAGGGTGCCGATGCTGACGCCACCAGCTGCTGATGAGAAGGTGCGCCATTTGGCTTCACAGACACCGGGCTCGAATTTGCCGGATGCGGTGGACCAGCTGATCCAATCGGATAGGAGCGAGTCGTCGCCAACGCTGTGAAGCGCCATGCCAACACGCAGCCATGCGTCGTAGTCGTCGGCATCGGCTGCTGGGATGGATGCGAGGTAATCGCGTGCGCGCTGTGCGTCGGTGTCTGGTAGGCGTAGCAGTGGCGCTGGTTCAGGCTTGTGGCGCTGCATCTGCTGCAGCAGGAGTGACGGCGCCTCAGCAAGGGGCAGATCACCGGGTGCGCGACCTTTAAGCCAGCGGTAGGCGCCGGTGATGGGGTGAGCACCTGCAATGACGGACTGACAGCCGGACCAGCGGAGCTCAAGCTGCTCGCCCTTGATGCTGCTGCGCAGCTTGGTGGTCTTGATGGTGGCCCAGAAGGGTTCTGGGACTTGGTAGATGATCTGTACTCGGCCATCACGGCCTGAGGTGACGGCCCATGACTTGGGTAGGTCACGAAGTGGTGCGCCGATCTGCTCGAGCACCTCTGATGCGCCAAGGCCATCGTGATCAACAAAGAGGAGGCCACTGGACTGCGGGCCAGCGATCACGCCAATGGCTACGGCACGGCCTGCGGTGATCTCAGCGGTGAGTTGCTCGCGAGAGATGGGGTGCTTTTGCCATTCGGGCTGATAGGGGCGTTTGTCGTTGCCGACGGCTACCAGCGCCCAGTGGTCGGGGATATTGGCGAGCTGGTGGAGGAGATCGGCTGCCACATGGCTACGGAGAGGCCGGCAAAGTTTGACAGATAGGTTGGCAGGTTGCCAGTTATCTCAGTAATTCGTTTGCGTCTTGCACTGAGCGTGCGATGCCTGCGATGCCACCTGCGGCGGATACGGTGCGCTGCCAAGCGTGTTGCTCTGGTCTGACGCGACCATTGGGTAGCTTGATTTCGATGCTGGTGAACACAGCAATGCGCTGCCCGACCATCTCAGGGGTGACCACCACGGTGCGCCAGCCGATCAGGTCTGCGGAGCCGCGGGCTAGGCCGAAGGTGACGAGGCGGCCGGTGCGTGGATCGGGGAGGGCTCCGGTCTGGTTGCGGAACAGTCGGGCATCGGGGTGCGTGCCGAGCGCGAGACGGATGCGCTGCTGCAGGTCGGTCTCGGGGTTGGGCATCAGAGCAGAGCCAGCTGCCGCATGATGGCAGGCAGCTCACGGGAGCCCCACTGCTCACCCATGGCATCGGCGATGCCCTCGTAGGTGCGGCTGCGCTCCTTCCAGCGATCGGGGCTCGGCGGCATCATGTGAACGCGCGCCTCACGGCCGGGCACCACCTTGGTGGATCGCAGCCGCGGCAGGTTGTGCAGCCAGAGGCAGGTGGCCTTGGTTTCGCCATGGCCGAACTGCCACGGCTGGATGATCTGATCGGGCACGCGGATGGCGGAGCTGATCACGCTGACGGGGTTCT